CACTGATAGGGCAATCTGGATGTCTACTTGTAGCATAGTCGTCGAATCCAATATACAAATCACAGCCAATCTGTTTGCAGAATCCTACATGGCAATCACCACAACACTGCGGCATCTCCATGCCCTTGATTAGCAAAGACACTACGCATTCTCCTTTCCGTATGTCCTAACAGGCGTGTTTGCAATACGTTCGATGCTCCACCCTCTACAATATCTGCTCGTAATAGTGCTATAGCAAATGCCAAGCGCATCTGCCCATTGAGCAAGCGTTTTCGTTTCACCGTTGTAAGTCAAAATCACATTAACCCGCCTATTGTTCATCTGCACTTTACGATTAGCCCAACGGCAATTACTCGGTTCATAGTTTCCGTTTACATCTATACGATCAATTGTGCATTTCTCTCTGTTGTCACCGTCAACATAGCCAGTTGCGAAAGCCCACTCTCTAAACGTGGGGAAGTCTTTCCACTCTTCGCAAACGGTTATGCCTCGACCCCCATAGTCCTTGAATTGCTTGTGGTTTGGGTTGCGACATCTCGACAGCATATCGCTCCAAACAGTATACAGATGCCTGTTGTTTATCCAGCCTCCGTGCTTATATCCGCTCATTTCTTATCTCCTTGCTTACACCGTTCGTTTAACTGCATCACCAAAGCAGGAACTTCAATATGCGCCATGTGTTCGCCGCCAACGGCGAATGCGATGTCTGCACAGTTGCCAACGATGCACTTTACAAAGTCTTCCCATTCCTCGCCCCGCCAGTGAACGGCAGTGTAATAGATTGCCGCAAGCTGTTTGGCAATTTCGACTTGCTTCTTTCTGGTGATTATTGTCATGTCTTGCCCTCCTTTGCCGCCTCGACCATAGCGAGAAAAATCTCTGTTTCTTCAAGATTGCCAATCGGTATTCCATCATTAAGCATGTCATACATCTTCACAAAATCGTCACCATATTTCTCTCGACAGACTTCCCTCAGATCTTTCTTGCGGAAAAATCTTTTGAAAAACTCTTGAGGTTTATACCATGTTCCCATGCTCATTCCTCCTTCGGCGGTTCTGGTAGTGGTATCCAATGGGTGACGGCTGCTAAATAAGTCTTTCTTTGCCAGCACTCAAGCCAGTCGCTACCGTCATATATAGCAACAGTTACAAACCCAAGGTCGCTTTTTCCATACTCGCTATTGCAAACAAGCACTTCCTCGTCGATGTTCTCCGGCAACCGCTCTGTAACGGGAATCCACTCACTCATGTTTCACCTCTCCATATCTTTTCAAAATCTTGTGTATTGTAGTCAATGCTTTTTCCAGTTTCCCTTAACCATGCGTTCAACGCTCTGACGCACGGCCTGCCATAAGTATTGCCATTGCAGCAATCACAAAACGCGCCAAATCCGCAGCAGCCGTAACTATCCGTTCCTTCGATGCTGATTTTATTGCTCCATCTTTGAAATGCGTTTTCCCATCTCCGCTTTAACCTTCTGTATTCTTCAAGTTGTTTTACTTGTGTGCGGATTTCTTCGGTGTCTTCACATTCAAACAGCGGAGGGATTGCAAAAATATCGCTCATGTTTCTTCCCTACTGTTCCATGCTTCGATTGCAAGGGAAACATACGGTCTAAACATCTTACTTTGCTCATTACATTTCAGACTGTTACGAGAATAACAATTCCCCCATTCGCTGATATACGGATTAGGATTCACAAGCCAATCAGTGATAATAGGTTTTCCTCTGCTTCTGCACCTGTTACAGATGATCTGCACACGATATTTTGTTCTTCTGTCCCCATTAAAATTCTTGCCCCCAAACTTATAATATTTAAAAGATACTTTTCCTTTCCCTCCGCAGAAGGGGCATTTCGTCATCTCACTCATGTTTCACCTCTCATTTGATAATTCAACAAATAACCCGGCAATCATACAAACCAATAAGTAATATTTGAAGGCATAGAGGTCACCATGTGAAACTAACATTCCTACAATAGCGCCCAAAACACTGCCAATCACATAGAACAAATATTTCATGTCTCAACCTCTCTTCTGATGTACTCATCCATTACTGGCCTCCAACGTGATCAACTCCGCATAAGGTAAAGATGTAATCCAATGGCAGAAATCGTGCCACTCGCCCAGCTTGTGGTCTTTCCGGGAGTGGTATATATGCTTTAGAGTCTGGTAGTTCGTACTCCATGTCCGGTGCTGCATATAGGATTCCGGGAGCAAAGCAATCATGCTGTTCCAGTATGAGCGCTCCTTGGTGACGTTGTACATCGACCGGCATCTGTTCAGTTCCTTGATGACATCACACAGGACACTCATGGTTTCATCGTCAACCTCGTCGTATGAGAAGTCGTCAAGGGAGAATTCCTGCTTATGGATGCAATGCATGGTGGAGTCGGAGTTGGCAACCGTGCCGATTTTGTAGGTATCCAGCTGTTTCCACCAGTACAGTGGCGCACGGATGTCCGCAATCACCGGGAGCATACGGAGAAACTTCCCGTGGTCATCCCCTGCCCGTGAAAGGCGCTTCATGAGGTCGAGGTCGGCGTTGCCAACCATGTGGTAAATTTCCCCGGTATTGCCATCAAAGTGCATGGTGCTATCGGATTTATCCCATGATGCGTATGGGTTCCTGCACCCGGCAATCACTGCTTTCCACTGGGCAACACTGGGGGTGGCGGATGTTCTAATTTTGATCATATTTTCTCCTATCTTATGGCTAAAAGTCTCAGTGCCGTCATACACACGGCAACGGTCATTGAAGTGGTGATCACAAGCAGTGTGGTCGCGAAGTATCGTTTGTCCTCATACAGATACACGGCAGTGAACTGTAGGAACAGCATGATGCCGTAGGAGGCAACCAAAGTTATGATGTTGGCCAGCATGACTTATCCTCTACACCGCAACGAATGCAATCAACGGCAGAAGGTAGAACCACATCAGCTTCCAATTGCCTGTGGTATATGACATCAACGTGATGCCTGCCACCAGTGCCATGCAAAAGAGGTTATCCAGCAGGACTATCCACACTTGCAGCACATTGTACGCATGGAGTTCTTCCGGGGTCATTTCGCGGAGTTCATTGTCATCCATGATCGCTTACCTCCATTCTTGCCGGTATATCAATCAGTTCTGGGTGCTTCTCCTCTGTCCACGCGAGGCCACATAGGTTCCAGATTGCTGCGATCAGATGGTCTTCATCGTTCTGGCCATCCATGTACTTCACCAGATGACGGAAGGCACTGTCAGCAAAGGAATGTGCTGGGATCCCTTTTTCCCAGTTACGGTCGGAGTATTTCAGCGCACCCTTCTCATAGTGCTGTGCCAGTCTAAGCAGGACGCACATGGGCAGGAGGTCAAACCGTCCTTTTCCTTCGTGCATATCCCGGACGGCACCGGTGGAGAATTCAGTGCGTTCACCGGAGTCCTTTATTGGTTTCGGCGCGTGTAGTGCGCGTGTCAGTTCGTCTAATTCAGCCATTATTCTTCCTTTCCATATTCACATGACACGCCTCCGTGCCACGGATAATGTTTTGCAAATTTACATCCCGTGCATATCAGCACTGGGACTTTATTGGTACCAAATACGTCCCGCGTTCCCGGAAACGGGCAAAGGCGATAGTTGCCTGTGAAGTCTTTCGCCTGTGCCCTGTCCATCAGGAAACGCACTGATTCAGAATGTGTCAATACGGTAATTCCTCATGCTTCGCGTCGTACTCGGCCTCACAGGCCATTCTGGCCACCTTCTTCCAGCCGCGCTGACGTCCATACGCTGCGGTATACTCCCGGTTCTCGGACTTCTCCCACCCATCCATCTTGGAAAGAATCACGCCAACATCTTTGCTGTCCTTTGGCGTTGGATTGGTGGGATGTTCAGGATCCGCAGACAGCACCTTTGCTACCAGTTCCTTGACGCAAACGAAATCACCAACGGACTTCCCGGCCAGATACGCCTCAATGGCACCTATACGCCAGTCATCCTGTGTTGCTGCCTCCTGTGCTGCCCGGTACTCTGATACCAGATCCTCACGAGCATAGTTCGGCATCTTCCCTGCCTTGTACTTTGCCAGCGCCTCTGCCCAGCACTGCTCGATGTACTGACGGCATTCCGCTTCGTGCTTGAACAAATCGTATCCATCGCAGTACGTCTGCACCGGGTAGAATCTTCGTCCGCCGGTTGCATCCATCAGAGGCGTCGGTAGATTCGTTGTGCCAATGAAGATGCAGCGCCTTGGCCGGTCGTCAACGTTGCGGTCAAATGGTTTCCGGTAGTTGTCTTTCTGGCGCGTGATAAACGCCTTGATAGCCTCTACTTCCTTTGCACGGGTAAATGCGGCCAGTTCCGGTATCTCGCATATCCATTTACCATCAAGCTGTTCAATTGACTCCTTTCCTTCAACGGACTTTATTTCGCCGAAGTAGTTGTCATTGATTGCCAGAAACCGCACCAGAGAGGATTTGCCTCCGCCCTGCTTACCGATGAGGATGATCACGTCATCCATCTTGCATCCCGGCATCATCATCCGCCAGATTCCACCGGCAAATATCAAACGGGAGCATTCGTGGACATACGGCGTATCGTCCGCTTTTGCCCACTTAGTCAGGAAGTGTTCACAGCGTTCCTCCCCGTCCCATTTCAGCTGGTTGAGAATGTCCATGACAGGGTTGTAGGCATTGTCCCGGAAGAAGATTCGCATGGCATCGTCATGCTTTGGTTTAGAATAAATACCGTACCACTCCTCTATATACCGTTTGCTGGTTGCCTCATCGGCGTCACTCCATTTGCGGGTCGTGATTTCGCCGGTAATCAGGTTTGTGTGCTGGATCTCGGCATAGTTCCCAAGAAGGTTGTACCGGAGAGTGCCGTCCAGAACCTCTGATGCGTACCCTGTGTCGTATGCCATGATGCTGTTGATATTGGATACAGACGCCTCTGGAAGTCCTTTGGAATCAAATGTCAACCACGGGTAGTCAGTCTGGTTCAGCACCTTGCGGATCTGGTCGTTGACAGCTTTGGCGTGCTTTGCCTTCTCGTCCTTGGAGATGGTTGAGAACACGCTTTGTAGCTGCCGTCCAGTTCCGCCCAACTCTTTCTCGCGTTCAATGAACAGCGCTTTGACTTGTGCCTTCTGGACGTCCGTTTCCATCATGTCCCATGCCTTCTTGGCATTGCCGATCAACTCGGATATGCTTTCCACGCTGGTCACATATCCGCTGTAGATTTCCAGCACAGGGTCTTTTGGTATTAACTGCTCACCAATCGCATCTCACTTCCCTTCCATGAGGATTTGGTACACCATGCTCCCGGTGTCCTGCGGATGGCAAAACCGGAAAGTACATCCGTATTTCATTTCCATCGCATCCATCATGCCGACGAGGCGCTCAGATGATACCGGTGGTTTCGGCACCTTGTGATCAAGCATTTTCCCAGCTTTCTGTGCCCGGATGATCAATCCCCACTTGCGTTCATACTCTTTCAGGCGCGGGTTCTGCCAGCGCTTTGCGTCATCCATGCAAGTGATGTTCTCATCTTCAATCAGGAATACAAGGTGGATTCCGTCCTCCTGTGCCCGGATACACTCCCGGCGGAACCGGTCATGGTCACTCACAAGATCGGAGTAGATTTCCTGCATCCCCTTCTTGGTGTCCACCGCAACGCAAGGGACTGTCTGATAGTCCCCTACGTTCAGTTTCTGCCTGCGGAGGATTACACCGTTTTCATCACACCATTCTTTGATGTTGTCATGCTGGCCTTGTTTTTGTGCCGAATCTTCAATAATTGTCATTTGAAATGCTCCTTAATAAAAGATTCTCTGGCACAATGTGCCTCATATGGGGTGCTATATATCCCAACATAATATAATTTATGCTTTCGTGTTACATTGGCGATATAACTGTGCTTGTCTTTGTACACACGTTCATGCACACCGGTATATCCAAATTTGTTTGGTTTCTGCTTCTTGTTAGCGGCTTGCTCAGCTTGTGTTGACCATTTGCAGTTATCCGGGGTGTAGTTCCCGTCATTATTAATTCTGTCTAAGGTTAACAAATCTGAGTATCCATTTGATAATGCCCATTGCATAAACGGTTCAAAGTCTTCCCATGATTCGCAGTAAGTTATGCCTCTACCACCATAACGAGCATAAAACTGATTGTGAGGATTATTGCATCGCTGTTTCATGTCTGCCCAGCACTGGTATAGCCTTGTTGTGGCCATACCGTGCTTTATCTTCCCTCTGCCCATCAGAACGGAAGCTGCCCGTCATCCACATCATCCGCCGGTGCCATAACAGGAGCAGGTGCTGGTTCCTTTGGATCAACCTCTTTCGGCTGAGACGGGAGGTTGCCCTCGCGCACCTCAGTAGCAGTGCAGAAGTCCTGCACATCCAGCGCATCCTTCAGGGAACCATCCTTCTTGCTCCAGTAGTGGCGGAGGCCGATGACAAGGCCGATGCCGCGCTTCACAAGGCACTGAGGGTTGCCCCAGTCGAACACAAAACCGGGATTGGTTGCCTCGACGCGGGTGATGAACTTCTTGAAGCGCCACAGTGCTTTGTCGGTGTAATACACGCGGAACGTGTAATTCCAGCTACCCCATGATTCGTAGGCATCCAGAGCAATGTCCTTGTAAGTGCCTTCCACGATATCATATTCAATTTCCAGAAACTGCTTTTCCTCATTATCAGTTACTCCGTGGATGATTGCGACATATCCACCCATAGGGAGTTTGCGGAACGCACCATTCTCATTTATCTGATTATAATTGGCTGGTTTTGCTATCATTGTTATTAATCTCCTTAAAAATTATTATTTGAAAATTTCCAAATGAAATTTCCTGCTTGTGTACGTTTATTACTACAAACGCTCCAAATGTTTTCAATACCGCAAGTACGTTGTGCTTCAGCAATAGATTTCCAATGCCGTACAAATTCACCACTTGCTGTGTACTGGTCTACCGGACGCGCACGCATATCTCCTCTACGCTGTGAAGCACCGGCATATGTGTTGTTATAACTGTGATTACACCATTCCAAATTATCCGCACAATCATTTGTCACATCACAGTCTTTATGGTTGACAATCGGATAATTATTTGGATTATCGCAGAATGCTGTTGCGACGACACGACACAAGCGATATGACGTTTGTTTTCCGTTCTTGAACAAACCTATACTGCGATACCCCTTTCCCGCGTCAGGCGTTTTCATATACAGCATTTGGAGGACTCGCTGGACACCATTCTTTGCAACCGTTGTATGCGGTAACCTTCTAACGCGCCCAAGGTTGCTGACTTGGTATATGCCTTCATATCCAGCAATGTCGCGCCACTCTTCAGTCATGTCTGAATCACCTCTCCGGTTTCAGGATTCGTAATCATCCCCATCTCATCTGCCTTCAGCAGCGGGCACCAGTATCCAACAGTGTCAGTGCTGACAATGAGTTCTCCAGTTTTGACACAGTATGGTCTGCTGTAAGTTTGCAACAGCTGGCAGTATTTGCAGCACACCTTTCCCGGCTGGAAGAAGAGGTTTACCCACCGTTCCTCATATGAGAGGCAGGCATTCTCAGTTGCCATCATTGGGCTCCTTGACAACATGAGGCGTGAATTTGAACTCAGGAGGTTTCGGAGCCTCATAATTCAACTCGACCGTTGCATATCTCATCAAGGATAGCAGGCGCATGATTTCAGTCTGCCCCAGTCCGCTGAACTTAACATTATGACTGCCAACCTCGATGCAGGCGTCATAGAGGTCATTGTTAACGGGAATATATTCAGACATTTTTGTTCTCCTTTTCTTCAGGTATTGGGAGTTTCATCTCCAGATATTCTTCCAGCGCTTCACGCGGGTGCTTCATGCGGTTACCATAGAAGTGGTGAAATTCTTTGTGGCAGTTCTGGCATAAACAAACGCATTTTTTAACCTCGTTTGCAATGTCTTCCTCAAGAGCGATTTTTGCAGTGCCTCCGCCAATGTTGAACTTCTTTTGCTTCGGATCTATATGGTGAAAGCACAGGCAATACACTCTTGTTTCGCCACACTTCAAACACGCTGTCTTGTATTTTGCCATACGGTCATCACGCCGCGCTTGTCCTGTTGTTCTGTAATACTTGTGTGCGCGTTTTATTTCATCATGCCGATAAGTGTCATTTGCGTCACTGCGCCTACGCTTTTTATACTCACGTCCCATAGCGTTGTGACACTCTTTGCACAAGCAGTTCGTACCACGATATTTGTTTTCAGCAGTTAGAA